CACCAACACCAACACCACCAGAAACTATAATATCACCATCCGCAGGAACACCCGACGCTTGCTGCGAAGTAGTGACTGCCAGACTTGTGAGGTTGCCTTGAACCACCTTCTGCACTTGCGTCACGCCGCTTGTGCTTGCCGTGCCATCCGCTGCGCCGCTACGGTCTTGTACAGTTAGTGATTGCGTTGGGTTTGCAAATGCTAGGTCGTAGTCGCTGACGCAACCCTCAACGTGAACGCTAACATTTTTCAGCGAGAACGTCGCACCACTTGACCAAAACCCAAGCGTCGTTTCGCCAGAAGGCATCGTGAAACTAATTGTGTGCGACCCAACGGCATAAGCAACATACCCCGTGCCTAAATATTGTGTTCCGCCAGCAGCATTCCCAATAAGAATCGTTGCGGTTGCGGTTTCGATTTCAAAATTTATACGAACTGTTTTCCCAACATCTGCTGACGTAAAAACACCAGCTTGACTTAACGCTGAAGTTTGACCAGTTGTGAAAGTGGCTTTATTGCTGGCAATGTTCCAACCGGTTCCCTCTGTCCAATTCGTATCGTTTGGAAAATTGCCATCTGTAACAGCTTGCCGTCCATACTGGTCAGCAAAATCAACGTCAGCGCGCTCGTAAAGTGCCTTGGCATCAACTGCCTTGTTCCATATCCGCGCACGATACAGCGTTCCGGTGAAACTGTTCGCAGTAGAATCTGAGCTACTTAACTGTGTGCCGAGTGCTAATTTGTCGGCAATGTTAGGAACCGCACCGCCGCTTAATGCAGCGGAACCATCTTCGTTGCCGTTGATATAAATTTTAACGGTTGAGCCGTCCCACACTCCAACGATGTGAGTCGGATTGCCGTCATTAACTGTGCCGCTGGATGTGGCAGTTCCGTTGCCGCTGCCGTTATTAACGCGAAAAACAACTTGGCCAGAAGTGTTAACGTAGAATCTCAGCGCAGTTGAGGCGTGCGCTTTGGCAATCATCTCGCCGTCATCGGCGGCAGTAGTCGAGGCAATGACTTCGACGCTTAACTTTGTCGCACCGTCAATGACAGTAGTGTCACCGGCTGAAACGTAACCGCTGCCATCAAAATGCAGTCCCGCGCCGTCTGAGGCGTTGACTAGCTCGCGTGTAATTTCACCGACAACGCTAGAAGTCGTTGCCCCTAAAACTTGATCTATAACCCTAGCCATTATGCGTATGAGGTTGCACCCTGACTCACAGAGTCGTTGATCTGCACGCTAAACACGACAGCCTTTGAGGTCTGTCCACTAGCGCAGCAAGCAGTAACATTAACATAGGAAACCTCTCCTATGTCAGCCTGTGAGTTGGGTGTAAGTAAAGCGTGGTAAGCGCTAGAAGTGGCTGTGCCGTCTACGCGAATAAGTATATCGCTGCCGCCAACATTCTGCACTAACGCAGAGCCGTAATTGTAACGGCCATCAAGTAAAGTAACACTACTGCCCGTAGACGGTACAGAAAGTTCAGAGGGAGTATTGACCGTACCGTTTGTAAGGTGGCCAAGTTTTATAGATTGTAAAGCCATGACTAGAAAATTTTAAAAGTGGAGGGCAGGGAGCTAACCACAACTCCCTACCCCCCATGACAACAACACAGAATTAGCTTACGCGCTGACGCTTGAAGATGATCGGCAAGCAGTAGCGAGCATCACCGGGGATGCCACCGAACGTAGCTTGCGAGATGAACTTCAAGTAATCACCGTAGACGTTCAAGTCTTGAGTACCAGTATCAGACAACGGAGTGCCGCTATTCGGTATCAAGAACTGATCAGTAAGGTGAACCTCACCGTTCCACTTCATGCTGTAGAACTTCTTGGCGCTCATGTTCTTAGACGCAAACTCGCTAGGCGGCGGCCCAACTTGAATGGTTTTGAACGCATCAGCACCTACCAAGAACGCAACCTCATAAGAGGCATTGCCAGCATCATTCGCAGAGGCATCGTTCGCGTCAGTACCACTACCATCACCAATAGCAGTATAAGATGGGTTAGGTACAACCTTACCAGTTCCGGTATCGACGGTTTGCGGAACAACCCAATCACCGTTATGGTCGAAACGTAACGGATACTGGTCGAACTTAGCAGTAACCTTGCCGAACAAGTCACCAGCAAAACCATCTTGCAGAAGGTTCATGTTAGCTGGAGCAAGCTGGGTAGCGCCACCCGATGTGGTATTGTTTGTACGCAAGTTGCTATCCCACAACAACGAAGACCAAGCCTCAGTCGAGCAGACAAGAACGTATTTGCCCTTAACCATCTCAGACTGCTTTGGCACGTTGTAGATACGATCAAACGTAGGAGCAGCAACGTCTTCCTGCAACACAAGCATAGCCTTGAAGATTTCCTTCAAAGTTAAGTTACCTGCGGGTACGTTACCGTCAGTATCACTATCATTACCACCTTCGGCGCAATCTTCCTTAAACTTAACACCACCAGACTTGGAGATAGTGTTAGCTGCAACACCATCAACAGAGTGAGTAGTATTAGTGTCTAAGCTATCATCACCGTTTTCGATAAGTCTGATAGATGCCTGAGAGAACCCACGCTTTCTGATGCCGCTTGTATGACCAATCTGAGAGCTAAGTCCCTTGTTAGCAACATAAGCGTCAGGAGCTTGGTAGTACATCAACGTACGAATAAAGATGTTATTCGCGCATTGGATCTGACGTACGATGTCAGCCTGAGCGTAGCTCAAGTGATCTCTCCAGAAAGACTCAAAGTTGTTTAGGAAGCGGAAACGATTCGACTCAAAACGGTGCATACCGAGTTGAGCGTCTTCCGTATATTCACCAACTGTGTACTGATCTTTCTTCGGAAAAGTATCAAGCGTTTCCGGCATGAAAGTAGTACGAGTTACTGGTGAAGGCGTTGGAGTTGTCCCTGTTAGGGTACTCCCCATATTAGGTTGCCATGCGATAGAACCGAAAAGCTGGTCGTAGACGTTCCATTTCGGATAAAGGGCAACCTCGTTTTTTGCTAAGTAAAAACTTAACTTCTTGAACTCACCGCCAGTTGTAACTGCTGCGTTACTAGCGGCATTGTTTACTGCTGCTGCATTTACTGATGAAGCCATAATGTTTTATATGTAAGTATTGTTAAACAAAAAAGCGAAAGACATCTCTGCGCGTCTTTCCTTACGCTGCGATGCCCTTCGCCTATTAGAAGCAAGACTTACTAAGTTTCCTCAGTAAAGTGGGTATGCCCTTACCCGAATTGAAGCACGCCTAGAAGCAAGCACAATTCATGCCAAGGGCGCTATCTTCTAAACGTTCATCCAATCTGGTACGCTAAACTCTTCATCAGAAGATTCAGTAGCTGCTACGCTAGACTTACGCTTAGCTTTTGGCTCCTTACGCACCTCTTCTTTTACAGCGGCTTTCTCAGAATCTGCGTGAGCAGCCTGTAGCTGCAACGTGACAAACAAGTTAGAAGCAAGCTCAGCAAGCGGATGCTTCTGAAATGTCTTCGGCAGCGCGTTAGAGAACGTGGTTTTTATCTGCTGAATTGTAGTTGACCCTACGTTAGGCAGCACCAGTTCTTGCTTTGCGACGGCATCGTCAGTTGTCCATGCGAAGTTAGCTTTCTGCTCGCGGTCTAGGAGCGTGACGGCATCTTCGTAGTTTTTCTTGTACGATTTGCTGACGTTATCAAGTTCGCCGTTGAATTTGCGGCTAAGCCCTGCCGCTTCTTGCATGGCCATCTCCACATCAATCTCTGACTGCTGCGTAGGCTTGAAGGCATCCTTGCCGACAACGAGCTGACCTGCATCGTTATAGCCCTCGATGTTCTGCCAGTTATCGCCGTTGCGTATCTTAATGAGCTGCGCACGCCAATGCTGCTGTTCCTGCTGAGCTTTGGCCATGTTAGCGTACGTGTCCTTGTACTCGTCGCTCAAGATGTAAGCGTCGGGATGATCGGCTGTCGTGACTTCTTTTGCCGCCTGTTGCTTGACGGCCTCCATCTCCTCTTGTAGCTTGTTGCTCTTCTCGGATAGCTTGCTGAAGTGTTCAAATGCCTCATTGGACATTTGCTTCAGATACTTCGCGTCCTCTTCGCTGAACTTACTGTAGTCGCGACCTTTCGGAGTCTTCAGCTTTCCAAGGCTTTCAGATAACGCTGATACTTCTTCACCCTCTTCACCATCCGCTTCATGTCCCTCTTCATCAACTCTATCAGACGTTCCTCCGTTATCCCCTCCTCCATCGCTATCTCCGGTATCTGATCCTTGTTCAGCGACATCGCTATCAGCAGCATCTGATTGTGATGCAGTCTCCGCAGATACATCTTCCGATACGTCTGCTTCTCCTCCGTCGTCATCTATCAGTTCTCCTTCAAGTGGATTAAACCCTGTGTTCAAGTTGTCATCAGCTTCTGCCTGTTGTGTCAATGACTCCTCTACTTCCGTGTTCTGTAATAACGTTTGCATCTTTTGTGTGTGCTAGAATTTCGTCTAGCTCTGTCAGTTTTGCTACCAGCCTCACGGTAATCTCTGGGTTCTCGTGCTTGGCTGTAGCAAATTTCATTTCCTTTAGTAAGCGCTCTCTTCTACTTTCGAGCAGCTCACGGAAAATTCTTGTTGTGTGGTTATCACACCATATATCAACCTGCTGGCGTAGTATTTCCTTGGTCATTTCCTAGAACGTCCTGCACCTGTGATTGCAGTAACTGTAGTTGTTGTGCGAATGGCTGTGCTTCTTCAGAGAGCTGACCTGTCTGCTGGTCAACCACAAGGGAGTTCACAACTTGAAGTAGCTGCTGCAAGAGCGCGTTCTTACGGTCATCCGTCTGTAGCATCTCTGCGTACTCTTCACCCTCATCGGGGAACATCAGCCTCATCATGTTTTGCAAGAACTTCGGAGCTAGTCCTGTCTGCGAAACAACGGGCCACGCTTGCATCATCTTCTGCGACTTCTCAGCACGCTCGATTACATCTACATCACCCGCTGGTTTGATGCTAAAGGTGTGGTTAAGGTAGAGATCGAGCGAAGCTGTAGGCCGCAGCACCCCCGCTATCACACGGGCTTGGTAAATACGGAAGCAAATCTCGTAGACATCCTTGAGCGCAATGCTAAAGAGCGACACTTGCGTAGACGAAAGCATCTGCGCCTCACTAGAAGCTGCTTGAATCTCTGTAGCGGTCTTTCGGCTGTCACGCCGGTTTATCGCCGCATAGTTTATCTGAGATTGCTCTTGAGCGTTCTGGCTGATAAGCGATTGAATCGCACCAAGCATAGAAGAATCTGGCGGCGAAAGCTGAAACTGCTTGATGTTTGAGTCAATGAGCGCTCCCGGCTGGAACTTAACGCCCGTCTGTACGTTAGTGTTGTTGGGGTCTTCATTGTCCTTGGCAAAGTAGAAGTTCGAGGCGCGTCGATGCGCTGTCACGAACGATGACATCAGCGAGGTGATCGTTTCCTGCGCTGTGCGGTCTAAAAATGCACGGCCCGATGCGTTCTGTATGGCGCTGTCCTCGTGAATGTTGTAAGGAAAGATAACGTACGGGTACTCTGTCTCGTCTACAAAGGTGTCACCCAAGCGCCGTCCGAGATAAAGTGGTCGAGGCTCACGCAACCAATCATGGCACTTATCACAACACGACCAGCCTACGAAAACCTTGCCGTCCTGCTTAAACATCACCTTCTCTATACGATAGAGCGACTCATCATGCAGAAACGTACCGGAGTCTCCGTCAGGATTGTCGTCGAGTAGCATCTCCACAACGTCCTCGTTGAAGTCTTCTGTCTCACGTAGCTGCAACGCTGTGAAGTAATGCCGATGCACAAGCATCTCACACGCTTGTATGTCGCGTGTGTCTGGTGGAAAGCCAAAGTCTTCGTAGTTGACGGCCTCAACAGCAAAATGCCCCGGCTTCTCGGTGTCAAACAAGACCTCCGCTACGCTGTAGCCATGCAGTTGCATACCGTCAATGACCTTGAACAGCGGAACCTGCCAACCCGAATAGCGACTCTTGTCCGTAAAGTCGCGCTCAAGAGCGCCAGTAGCTGCTGTCGGTTCTGTGATAGAAGTAAAGATCGCGGAGCGTCTGCTACCCGTCACATACGCCACGTACTTCGACTGTTCACGTCGAATGTTCGTGTCAATAATATGCGCAGGTACAAGAAACTCGTCCTCATCTAGGTAGCCGTCAGATCGCTCAGCCTCAATGTTAACGTCCAGCTTGCGCGAGTTCCTGTTCTCATCCGCAACAGTCTCTAAATCCGATACAACACTAAGAAGCTCTCGGATTTTAACCGTTGCATCCTCGTAATTTGTTAAATCAGTTGTTTGCATTTTCTAAAAGTCTTTGGTTCATCTGCTCTACCTCGTAGATTATCTCGTCGCTCCATCCGGTAGACTTAAATCGTTTGTGTGTTTCGCGTGGTCGCTGTAGTCGAGCGCGTAGCGAGGAGTGTTGCTGCGGTTCTGGCTCGCTGATCTCGTTTAGCTCGTACTGCACTACATCCCGTGAGACATAGCGCTGAGGCATTACGCCACGGTAGTCTGCAAAAGCAAGCACGAAAGCGTCTGCCCTGTCAGGTGAAGCATGGCCTTTAGCCTTGGCCTGACGTTTGCTTTCCAACTGTATCTTGTTTTGCGGCGTGATCGTGTAATAACGTGACGCAAGTTGTTTACGTAACGTAGTGTCTTTTGGGAGTATAATCTCACAGTTCTCTATATGTTTGCCTACACTAAACCACAACTCAGCGCCCCTGTTTAAGTACGCCAGCTTGTTGTAAGGAGCCGCTTGGTTAAGGACATAATTGACAGGCCAACCATCACGACGGAGCTGATCAAGTATAGGCTTACCAAGCCCACCAGCATCACCGTAAATAACGCTATTTGGATTATCCAAATCATACTTGTAAAAAACTTCTCCCAACTTATCGAGCAATACCGTCGTATCTGCATACTTAAACGCCTCCACACCAATCACTTTGTTACCGTTGCGCACCACAACTACCTGCTCATCGCCACCTGCTGACAAGTCAAGGCCAGCTATGTTGTAGTTGTCCGGTGCGTGTTCTATCTCCATGCTGTCCAGTTCTGCAATCGCGGAGAAGTTTATGACAACCTGCTCTTCCAAGCCGCCAAAGTCTGCTAGAACCATCGAGCGGTAGAGCGCAGAGTTCTCACCGTAGGTGTTGCGTATGTCGTTGATGTAGTCCTCGCTTAGGTGAGGACAGTCAAAAGCTGTTATGTGGTGATGTCGCCAACTACCGCCAACACAAGCGTTGTAGAAGTGACCTGACGGTAGGCCGGGGCTGCTAACGTCGATGCGCTTGGTGAAGCCTGTGCAACGTGCTAGCGCCGTGAAGATGTCGTCGTGTATGGACTTGGCCTCACTCACCAGTATGGCCATCTGACCTCCCGGCACAGGAGGATGCCAGCCCTCTGCTCGTCCAGCCTCATCCGTGACGAACATCTCTATCGTCGAGCCGTTGATAAGGTTCTCGTAGCGCCGGTAGTTCTGCTTCCAAATCTGCGTGCCAAAGATTTTGTTTTGCGCATTGGTCAGTTGCTTGATGTATTTGTCGGTTTGCCGGTCTAGCTGATTACCGGATGCTGAGGTTATGACCGTGAGAGAGTTCTCGTAGCGCAGAGAAAGCCAGACAGCGCAGGGCGCAATGATAAAGTTGTCCTTACCGCTACCGTTAGCTGCCCGAACTACAGCCTTGTAAGGTTCATCGGAGGTGGATGGCTCTGCAAACTCGCGTAGTATCTTATCCTGCCACGGATGCAGACTGAGATGGCCGTCTAGAAGGTTATCATCACACACGAGCAACATCTCGTGCGGGTTTTCAAACTTGATAACATTGTTTTCGTAGTTCATCCCTCCATAACACGCAGCTCGTTTATACGATCTTGAGCCTTTTGCAGACGATCTGTGAACTGTGAGAACTCCATAGTCGCCTTCGACTTCTCCTTGTCGTACTGCTTATCGACGATAAACTTGGCTGCATCAGCACGCACACGCTCGTTCTCGCCGTAGTGCATCAGTTCCTCCAGAACCTTAATAGCAGCGTCGCCAAGGTCGTCCAGCTTCTGAACTGCTTGACTAGCAGATGGCGAGTCGGGTGCTACAACATCCACGATCTCCTTGTCATAGCGCAAATCTTTGGAGATTTCCTCGTTAGAAAACCCCATGCGCTTTAGTTGGTAGATTTGCTCGTTTGCTGTACTCATCAATCTCCCGGCCCTTCAGGCGGGCCAATAAACTCATCAGCAATCATATCAACAGTAAGCCAGTCAGGTAAATCGAATTCAGCAGACGCGTCATCAATCTTCGCAACAGGAAAGTCATCAAACTCACTTACATCAAAATTCTGTGATCTGTAATAGTCTAGCAACTCTTTACGCTGGTCTTCTCCCATATTACGTAAAGTCTGCAAAGCTATGTCATCTAAGCGCATAAGCTCATTTAGCTTATCTGACGTAAACTGCTCTTCAAAAATCTCTCTTGCAGGTTCTCTGTAAATGTCTGGACGTTCGCCTGAAAAATCCGTACCTACATTAGTCAACCCTTCTATGCGAATACCCATGCGATCAAGTATTGCGCTGTTGTCTATGTTTACTGACTCTTCTATGTTGTCTAGGTTTAAAGGCTTATTGAGTTCTGAGAGAATTGTTTTATCCTGAGCAAAAGTTTTAAGAGCTTCTGTAAAATTGTCTTTAAATGCTTGCTGCTTAGCGCTGCCTCCAAGCGAGGGGTTATTACGTAACGTTATGTAGAGGCTAGCAGATAACGGAAAATCGTCACCAAAACGCTCTTTGTAATACTCATGATTTCTGTCTATTGTACGCTTAACCGTGTTTTGATAATCGGGAAATGCTTGTTTAAAACCTTCAGGACTGCCTGTTGAGTCAACAAACGAGTCTATAGCCTTAGTCTTTAACTCATCTTCTAGAGTTTGCGTTTGCTGAATGTTCCATTGCTCACGTAGTTCTGGTAGTGGGTTGCCGTATTGTGGGCCAGCGCCAGCAGCAATTGCACTAGCAGCCCTCGCACCAGCTTCTCCTCCGCCAAACATTTCTGTCAAACTTTCTACATTAGTCGAAAAATTGCGAAAGCCTACAATGTCTTTTATGTTTGTAGTTACCTGACCGTTTGCGTCAACAGGTAAGGAAGCGTTTATGGCATCTGCTGGCTCTCTTGTAATAGGCTCAAGTGAAGGTCTTGGCGCAACCTCAGTAAAAGGCGTTGTACCTTCAGTAGCTCCACGTGTTTGTGGTCGTGGTACTCCAAGCTGTATGTCATCTGCTATAGGTATGCGATCAGAGTCTACTGGTATTAACTCAGCTCCCGGTAACGTAGACATCGGACGATCTAGCGCCCCCGCACTCACACCCATGCCAGTAAACGGACTTGGCATAGTTGCCGTGTCTGGCACAAATGTAAGCTCATCTAGCGTGGGGATCACACGACCAAAAGAATCTGTAGATTGTAAGGGGTCTATTCTAGGTTGTGATAAATCCAACACATCACCACGGTCAAAAGGCACTTCTGTTAGAGGCGACGTAGCAATATCACCCAAACTAATGGGCGCTCTGCTTTCTACAACGGTCTGCGGAGCGCCAACAACTGGCTGTGTGCCACCAACTGCTGTAGGTTGTTGTGCAGTTTCATACTCAACTTCTATTGGCGTTAGTGTTCTAGACGCTATAGGTGTTTGTGTTGTAGGCCTTTCTATGTTTAACGCAGGAGTAGGTGCTGAAGGCACTCCTACATCAGGAACCTCTAGCGTTATTTGCCCTGTCGGGTCTTGCTGCGGCCCTTGAACAGGCTCTTGATCAGTTATGGCAAACTGTTTTGGCCCTTCCATTTCCCCTATTTCACGGCCAAAAACCGCTTGCAGCTTTTGCCTTACGCTAGCATCTGCTGGAACATCTTTAGCTAACTTGTCTAAAGTGTATTTAGAAATGGTTTTAGCCATCGGACGCAACACATCTCCTACAAACTCAATCGAGTCTCTGTAAGCTGCGTCGAACGATGCTTCATTGCCAGACTCATACAAGGGGCTGTCAAAAGTTGACACGTTTACAGTAGATTTACCCCAATCTTTGATTGTATTCGCTAGCTGCATAGCGCCGATAGCGTTGCCTATAGGAGTTCCGTACTCAGCTATCGCGATAGCTACTGCTGCCCATTGAATGTCACCCTGCGTTTGCTTATCAAAACCCTTTAAATCGCCCGTAAGTATGTCTGTAACGCCAAGAAGTGTTGGCCCCCAAGCCTGTTGCTCAACAGAACTACGGCCACCGTTACGTTCTACAAAGCGCGTAAGCTCATCTGTAAGCCCTTTTAAGTGTTTTACTGCAACTTCTACACCATCACCTGCTTTAGTGATGACGTTCTTAATGTTTCCTATTATGTTTCCTACAACAGCTTTAGTTTTCGGATGTTCGTAAAACTTGAAGCCTTCAGCTTCTTTGCTTCTAAGGTCAACGGGATATGGTGAAAGTTCACCGGCTTCCGGCATAAAAGAGTCTATGCGATTTTTTAAATCTTCTTTGCGCTCTAGCTCAAGTTCGCCGTAATCCTCTATAACACGGTCAAACAGATTATCTCTGTCTATTTCAACAAGCTCTGCCGTTGTATCTGCAAAAGCTTTTGGTGTAGGTGGCGGCGGTGGTGCTAGCTTCGGATCAACTTTAGGAATGTTAGCAAGGATGTCGTCTACTGAGATGTCTGGAAAGCCTGTCTCAAGATAAATGTCTGACGGAGCTGGTTGCGCTAGCCGTTGCCAATCTACCTCTGGCCCCGTTAATACGTCAGCAGGTTCACCTAGAAGCCGTTGCCTAACGTCAGCATAGCCTTGAGGGCCGCTGTAAGCAAAAGCATCTAAGCCGCCTCTCAGGTATTGCTGTCCAGTAGAGTCTGGATAACGAGACGTTAGGGGCATATCAAGCACTAAGCCCTTCGTAGGCGGTCTTTCTGCTGCTACTTCACGTGTAATTGCTGTGGTCGCTGCTGGATCGCGTGTTAGCGAACGTTTTAAAACTTCTTTTCCACCAAACTCCACACGGTTAACAAGGTCAAAATACTCATCCGTAGCTTTCTCTTGCGCAGTCCGTGTATCTATCGGAGTTGGCTGAGCTTGCGGTGGTGTTGGCTCAGCTACGCGATCTACAACAGGCAACGGCGTTGCTGGCTGCGTTGGGGTTGTTGGCGTAGCCGTTAAAGCACTTTCTAAGGTTTGACGCTCAGTAGGTATGCTTGGCTGGGCTGCTTCTGCAATGCGCGGCGATGGCTCCAACGGAACTGTAGCTGGAGGTGGCTGTTGCGTTTCACCTATGATGGGGTCAACTGTTGGCCCTGCTTTAGCTATGGGTCGGGTTGCGCCGTAGTTGGGTCTGCTAGCGTAACCTGTTTGTTGGGGTGCTTGCTGAAGTCCTGTCAGCGTCGGAGACAGTATGTTTGTGTAAATGTCTTTAAACGCTGGTGTACTGTACAAGTAGTCGTAGTAACTGCCTCCTACTGTCGGGTCGGCAAGCACTGAAGCATAGTTTGTCGGCCTACCAGACGACATGAACTCACCCGGCACGTACAACGAGAAGTCGTCGCCTCGTGGGGTTGCTGTCAGACCTTGAGCGCCAAAACGCTCAACAGCCGCATCTATGAGACCTTGAGGCCCACCGGGAAATTCAGAAAGCGCAGAGAGGTAGTCAACTCCCGTGAAAGCTGGCGTTGCCATACATTATTGTTCGCTAGAGCGTTGTGCCGCCCAGTAACGAAGCAACGGAGTGTTTTCGCAGAGCGTGATAGTATCGGTCGAAAAGTTGTTGTCCATACCCCCGCCAAATAGCAATTCCCGTGCCACGGCGCTCATCTTCTACCCTGCCGCTGTAGCGTAGCTCGCAGTGCATCTTCTAACCAAAAAGTTTCAGAAGTCATTTTTTCAGAGCAGGTTATAGTTCTGTACAGTAACTCATTCTGGGCGTAGCCCACACTCTCCGAGGCGATTTGCAAACGAGACTCAGTCTCTGTAAGCTACGCTAAGAAAGGGCGCAGGTTTTACCCCGCGCCCTAGCGTAGTGATTACTTCGTAGCGAATGCGCGCATCATGTCATTAAGTTGCTCTTGCAATTCGCTTTCAAGTTTCTTGTCACCCTTGGCCTTGGCCGCGTCTATCTGCTTCACTAGGTCAGCGCCGTTGGTGATAGCTTTCTTTTGCTTAGTCGCGGCGCTCTCCTTCGCGGTGAAGATAGTATCAACCCACTTTTCCGCTTCTACGCGCTTCTCGTCTAGGCTGAGTGTGTCAACGCGTTTGCTACCGTCTTGAGTAGTTTGTGGCGTCTTGAGCAGACTATTGAAACGGTACGCTACGTGATACTGGTATTTGTCATGCTGGCCGCGCTCATCTGCTAGACGCTCGATCAACTCGATGTCCTCATCCTTTATGCCGTACAGTTGCACGCCGTTGTTGTTGGTGATTAACACGAGATTGCTTTTGATCTCGCCCACTATGTTTTTTATTTCGTTACTCATTTTAGTACGTCCCAATTCAGGACAGCCCCCAGCTTGCCACGGCCTACGCTAGGTGTCAACCCCCTTTTTCTAAAAAAGTTTCATTACATCTTCTAAAAGTTTTCGTCACTATCTTCTGCGGCTCGGCGGCGTAGAAGTTCCCAGTAGTTAACAGACGCGGCGGCGTAGCCGTTTCTAGTAGTTAACGTAGGGCGGCGTAGAAGATATGTTGCGAGTTAAGTTAATTAACATAATCTGATAAGGGCGTGCCGCACACCTCTTTAGAGGGGCGTTATAGGGTATGTGGTTCTATATGTTAATATATATATAATTGTATATATATCTACATATTGTATAAAAGAATACACCATACACCCATCCCCCCACGTACATACCCCCCTTATTGGATTTTGTTAATTAACTTAACCGTTAACGCTGCTTCTACAGCGCTCGCTAGACTCGCTTCGCTCGTTACGCTAGAAGATAACACCCCATCCGCTAGAAGAAAAAAGCTTGACATCCAAGGGCGGTTGTGGTACGGTGTTAGCGGTTGTTGGAGACTACGATAGTCGTCGGCAGCTACGCTAGAAGATGAAAGACAACAAACATAGAAGATACGATGGGCTAGACAAGGTGCTAGCAGAGCGTCGCCGCGAGGCGGCATTGGTGTGTGGTGGTATGCTATTGCTGTTTGCTACGGTAGCTGCGCTCTTTGCGCTGTTAGGAGGAAAGCTATGACAGAGTTCCTAGAAAACATAGAGCTGCATCGGCTACTGGAAGCGCTACGTGGCGAGCCTTCGCCCACTAGGGTAGGTGTTATCATTAAAGGTAGAGTTGCAACTATGATAGAACGTGACAGCAAGCTAACGTATAACAAGCTGAAGTTTATCGTAGAGCGTTGGGATGAGCTATCATGGCAGGACAGTCGCATACGAGATGCGTTCTCGCGTATAATGACAACACCAACGGAGGTCACAGCATGATTACGCTAGACGAGAAGCTATTCGCAGACCTCGTCATCGGCTCAAGGCCGTGGGTTATCGTAGACGAGGAGACGAAAGCTGCGATAGACAACAGCGACTACGGTAGCGAGACTATGAAGTGCGAGAACGACCCCGACGTTGTAGGTTGGAGCGGCGCTCGCATAGGTCAAGTCCCTGCCGTCGGAGTCAACGATAGCGGCAAGCAGCTCTATCGGCTATGGCGGCGCGAAGAGTACAAGATCGTTGGCAACCTAGCACGGGAGCGCCGCGCTCAGCGAGAAGCGGCAATCGCCAAACGAGAGGCTGCGGCCCAAGCTGCGATAGACGAGCTGCGCGACCGCATGAAATCCCTTGGCATAAACGAGCAACTAACTCAGCAGATGTTTGACACTATGAACGTCGATGACATACGCAAACTCATAGGCTTAGCATGACAGCAACTACTAAAGACATCCCCTTCCAGAAGACAGCAGCCCTTGAGCTAGCAGATAAGCTACTGAAAGAGCGAGGCGCTCTGTTACAAGCTGGAACTGGCGTAGGCAAGACCTACATTACAGCGCAAGCTCTCAAACAAGTGATCCCTACGCTACTCGAACGCGAAGCACCGGACACGCCCTTTCCTGTCTTATGGATTGGCCCCGCTGCTACGATGATTCAAACGCAGCGTGTGCTGAAAAGCTACGGCATCGCCCAGTACGTTATGACGCTCAGCTACTCCGCGCTCACTTCTCCTAAGACGGGCGGCGCTATGTTCTACCAGACGCGCACCGAGGTTACGTACGGACAGGAGCAGATAGTGTACGACTGGCGTGAGTGTATGTTGCCTCGTCTCGTAGTCTTCGATGAGTGCCAAGCGCTCAAGAATGAGGAGTCTACGCGCACGGCTATCGCACGCGGTCTACCCGATAGCGTCAAGCGTCTGTTCATCAGCGCCACGCCCTACCAGCGAGTATGCGAGGCACGTACGGTGATGGTTGGTGTAGGTATGCGCTCCGAGTACAACGTCCTGCCGCTATCGCAAGGGACAGCGCCCTCGGTTATGCGTTCCCTCGCAACCTACGGTAACACCTCAGCGTACAGCCCCAAGGCAATGGAGAAAGTCAAGGGCGTTATGCAACCCTATACCGTAAACGTCAAAGGCATACGCTTTAAACACAAAGCGCACACAGAATGCGTCCTCATTAACTTCCAGCGCTCCGAGGAACGCGACGCATACAACAACGCGTACAACGAGTACCTAGAAGAGCTGTTCAGACTGCGAGGCCAGACGGGTCACGGTATCCTAGCAGCTCGTCTAGTGGCGATGCAGAAGTTTCGCCAAAAAGCTGAGGAGATACGCTCGCCCATCGTAGCTGGTCGCGCACACAACGCCATCCAAGAAGGCTCGCAGGTTATCATAGCCAGCAACTTCAAGAATATGCTGCGCGGTGCATGGCAAGCCCTCACGAAACGCTACGGTTACGACCCAGATCGTATCGGTTTTGTTACCGGCGGCCAGACAGCAGAGCAGCGCCAACGTCACGTAGACGAGTTCCAAGCTGGTAAGCGAGACGTTATGCTACTGACGATGCAAGCTGGTGGCGTAGGTATCAGTCTACACCACGAGCAGGACGAGGCTCGACCTCGCCACATCATACTGCCACCCACGTGGTCTGCGATAGACCTCATCCAATGTCTAGGCCGCAGCCATCGCATAACCTCACGCAGCAACACACTCCAAGAAGTCCTGTGGTACAGAGACACCATTGAGGAGCGAGTCGCTGCTGTCGTAGAAAACAAAGTCAAGTGTATCAACAAGGCCGTCTCCGCTAAGGAGCAATGGGCATCGCTGTTCGCACCGAACGTAGACGATGACCTCGGTAACGTAGATGCTGACACAGACAGCGAAGTTGACTACGGTCTTGACGAAGGGCTACTGCAATGAACCACAAACGCATTAACGGAGGTCGTCCGCTAGAGTGGTATCTCGGCGTGACAGCGGGGCATGGCGACTACGGTACACTTGACGGTGAACCGTACGTCTGCCACCTCCCCGAATACGAGAGCGACTACGCTATGGACGGCGACCCCGACGCTAAGGTCTGCTTCGCAGACTTCTCCAAGAAGTACGTAGCGTTCATCGAAAAGCGCGGTATCGTAGACTTCACACTCATAGACTACCGAAGCGCCTACCTTAGAAGAAAAGGTTTCGACGTTAGAAAATAAAACTTGACATGGTAGCAACCTTGTGTTATACTATGTTCTCACGTTCCACTAGGAACATAACCACTACGCCTAGCGTATACAAAAAGACAACAACATATGAACATATTCACAGTAGATCACGACCCTACGGTAGCGGCTCAGCAGCTATGTGATAAGCACGTAGTCAAGATGCCGCTAGAAACTGCGCAGATGCTATGCTCTGCGTTCGACCCGCTAGACCTAGCGCCATACAAGCGCGTACACTACAACCATCCGTGTACGCAATGGGCTAGGCAATCGGAAGCCAATTTTGATTGGCTTGTACAGCACGGCCTTGCGCTCTGCGCTGAGTACACCAAGCGCTACGGCAGCGACATGATACAGCACGCCAGCGAAGTACCTATCAAATGGTGCAAAGCTATGAAACGTATGCTGTCTTTCCCAGACAAGGGACTGACCGAGCATCCGCAGTGCTTCGGAGACTACCAAGACAGGTGCTACGTTCCCGGCGATCCTATCGCAGGATACCGTCGCTACTATCGCACAGCCAAGCGCCGCTTCGCCCGATGGGCTACACCCACATCACAGGAACCGTCATGGTTCAACGAGAACGTAGACCTTGCACTACGGGAGGGCCAGCTATGAGCTTCGCAGCACGGGAGAACATCTTCAAGATACGCTTCGACTACGGTACGTCATCTTGGAAGCCAGAGTATACACCAAAGGTACACTTGAGCATCACCGTCTCCGCTATCACCAAGGAAACGCTAGGTAACGACCAAACATTCGCGGAGGTCGCCATCTACGATAACAACGACAACTGGTATACGTTCGACCATCACGGCGAAAACTACGAGGACATCGTAACACACGGACACGACTCCGATGTAATGACCGGCGTTAGCGCACGGCAGTACGCTGCGATACTCGATAGCATAGACAACATCGCTAACCTCGTTAGCATAGTACCACTACAGAAGATATGAAGAGAAGACTCGCTATAATGAAATCTCTTAATGGAGTATTAAATAAAACAGGTCAGCTAGGTGTTGATAACCTAATGCGACCAGCCAACTCTAGCAAAACACGGGCCACTAACCGTACAAAACCAAAGAAAAGATGACAGCAGATGAGATAGCAATAAAAGCGGATGCGATAGTTGACAAACAGGCTAAGCGCATAGACCTAACTAAACAACTGAACCGTAGCCTAGCGCTGCAAGCTGCGCTAGGTAAGGAGATATGGAGCGATGGCCCCGTGCGTTCGCAAATAACACGCAGCATCAGCGGCATATCTGGACGCGAGAAGCGAAAGTCTATGAACGTTTCGCAGCGCTACAACAACCAGTTCCGAGTGAAGATATGGAGCGGTAACAAAGACAACCCTGCTAGAGTATACTTCTCAGGGCCACTAAACGAACTGTTCGACGATAACCCAGCGCTGTATGCTTGGGTTATAAAACACACTACGATAGCTCCGTTCTTTCAAGACGAGCTGAAACCACCCTACAACCGAAACACAAAATACATACTACGATGAGAAAGATAACTAGACTAGCAAGCGAGGCGTTCATAGCGAACGAGAACTGGCACTTGGACAATACACGAGTAGCCGTAGACGAGAACCGTACAGTTCTCTACCTGCACAACAACATCATAGCGCTCAAGAAGCACGACGATCCTGACGGTGTACTGCTGACGCTAGCAGGTTGGGGAACACCTACGACACGCGAGCGGCTCAACGGACTGCTGTCTGAGCTAGGCCATCCCGGCGTAGGTTTCAGCCAACGCAAAGGCGAGCAGTACCTACGTACCACTAGCGCTGGTCGTCGGGTAGCTGACGATGAACTCATAAACATAAACCTACTTACTGGAGATGAGTATAGTAAGGGTTAACTTCCGCACGCCAACAGGCGCATACAAACTAGGCGAACTCGAAGACGACACGGAGATAGCTATGCTTAGCCCCGGCAATACAACATACGACAAGCGTGACGTAGTGTTCACCTACGACAAGTCCGAGATGCTTCGGCTACTCAAGGAGGGCTGGGACGCTATGCTAGCTCGCCACTACCGTGAGCGTCTGGCTCTCGAAACGTTCACGCCCACAGACTACAGCCGCTACCGTGGCATCACAGATCACGTATACCATGACTGAGAAAGAAAGATACCTAGCGTTTGCGCAAGCTGTCCAAGACTACAGCACGGTTGACGCTGCGACAAAGCGCACGGTAGAAGCTGCCGTCAAGCTAGCGCCGCGCAGCGAACCCGTACTCATCACAGGTGAGACAGGCACAGGTAAGGAACTCATCGCTCGTATACTTCACGGTACACGTAGCGGTGAGTTCTCTACCGTGAACACGACAGCCGTAACCGATACTCTCTTTGAGAGCGAGCTGTTCGGCCACCTCAAGGGTAGCTTTACCGGCGCTTTCCGAGACAAGACCGGCCTCGTAGAACACGCCGCCAACGGTACGCTGTTCCTCGATGAGATAGGCGATATGCCCTACGACCTGCAAGCCAAGGTGCTACGCTTCATCCAGTTCGGCACGTACCGTAGAGTCGGTGACAACGAGGAGCGCACAGCTAACTGCCGAGTTATCGCAGCAACCTGCGCTCCGCTACAAGACTTGATCGCCTCCGGTCGCTTTCGTAAAGACCTATACTACCGACTCTCCACTTTCAACCTGCACCTAACACCCCTACGTGAGCGACCCTGCGACGCCGCCCACTACATCGGCAATAACCTAGACACAAACACCGAAGACTATAACACCTTCCTAGACTACGCTAGCAATGCGACCTTAGAAGGTAACTACCGTGAGCTAGAACAAGCAATCCTGCGATACGACGTTCTAAAAGAACTTCCGGCACAGTTTAGAAGATAGAAAAAAAGTTTTAGAAGATAGAAGATTTGGCATGAATCTTGCTTTATATATGGTGCGAGTGCATCAGATGTAAGGCACTAACGTAGAGATAACCACATAAGACAATGGCACAGTATAACGTACAAGAGTACAAGGACGGTGATTGGAAAGGCTTCCGCTTCACCGTGAAGGAGTTCGATAGCGCAGCAGAAGCTGTAGATTCTATCGGAGAAAACAACGTTCTAGCGTTGCTCAACCAGCAAGTAGCTAGTCGTATACGAGCGAAGGTCAAGAACTCGCTACCGAAAGGGCTTAGCGGAGATGACCTGCTGACCGCACAGTCGCGTTACCAAGAGAAACACCCAGACGGTGTGCTATTCTCCAAGGAGGACGCTGATAAATGGAAACCGGATGCTAGGGATTTAACTCCTAACGCATTGTTCAAACAGGCGCAAGCTGCGTTTGCTGCCGGTGATACCGATAAGGGTACAGACTTGCTCCGTCAGATGAAAGAGCTGATGGCTGGCAACTAACCTAGCGAGGGGAGCGAGCGTCGAACACAGGCGCTCCTCCCCTACTTTACTAAAATGGACAACGACACTATAGATATTGTAGTAGGCAAGCTCAAGAAACCTGAGCGTAAGGCAAACTCTCCGCTCAAGATAAAGCGCTCAACTTATACAGAGACTAGCGCAGAGACAATTAAACCTATTCTCGACAAGCTCCTAGCCGAACCTAAAGACGTATTCGTACCGTCACTTGGCACAGGCTACACAGTAGGTACGCTAAGCGTTAAGATCAACGATGGGCTTTTATGGTTCATAGAAAACCTAGACGAGCCAGAAGAATACGCCCTCCTACGTACGCAAATTTCTACGCGCATCATACAAGACGATGAGAACCCCGGCGTTCTAGTGTACTTCAAACGTGGTATGCGTAAGATGCGTCGCAAGAACCACGAAGGCAAGGCGCTAGAGTTTCACACAACCGACAGCTCGCTTTGGCGACATAACGTAGTGCGCTGGTTAGAGTCTGCCACAGAAGGCAAGATGTTTGAGAGCGGTAACATAGAAGAGCCGCTAACAGATGACGACGAGCGCTGGCTACGTGACACGCTGGCTACGATGGCTCCCGATGCGGAGATGTTGTTCAAGGACAATAGCTTTCGCATCATACGATGAGCGCATTAACTTTCGGTTATCTGTTCTGGTCGGTAGTGATCATAGTTTTTTGGTATACCTACATTAAAGAATGACGATAGAAGAACTACTGAACTGCGACATCGCAGAGTTGGAAGCGATGAGTGATGACGAGCTACGTGAGCATTTCAAGCCTTACCTAGCTGTAACGCAGCCTGACCCTAACGTGTCAGTTGCAAAACCTAAACGTAAGAAAAGCTCGACGATGAGCAAAAAGAAAAAACAAACACTAGAAGAACAGATGCAGGAGCTAGCTAAGCTGAATGGCATAGACCTCGAAAACGCATCTGACAACCTCCCTGCTAACCTACGATGACACAACCTTTAACACTAAAGAAGACTAGCGACGGTCGCTACATAGTTAAGATAGACGCTTCGCTCTACACTCAGACAGCCTGTCCTCGGCGCTTGTGGTACATGGGCGCTCGCGGCCTCACGTACGATTCTAAGTCGCACAAGATGGAGTACGGCACAGCCTTTCACAAAGCGCTCCAAGAGTTCTACACTACGGGCAACGAGAAGGCTGCGACAGCGCTTGCGATAGAACACTTTGAACAGGATGACATCCACGTACCGGACAATGACTTCCGTAACATGGGGCATCTTGTTGCTACGCTTCAGCAATACTTCATGGCCTACGAGCAGTTCGATGGCCTCAAGGCAGACGTTGGCCCAGACGGGCCGTTACTGGAGCAGCGCTTCGCCGTGCCGTACATCACCGACGGTGAGCTACTCGACGTTGTGCTTTGCGGTACGGTAGACATGATCGGCACGTACAACGGATTACCTGCGCTCATAGATCACAAGACAACCTCGCTCAACCAAGTCGAGAAGTACCTAGACAGCTACCAAAACTCTCCGCAGATGATGTTCTACAGTATGATATGGAAGCGGCTGTTCCCTGACGAGAAGCGTAACGTTGTCATCAACGGTATCTTTCTCAACCGTAGCGGACGCAACAAGTTCCAACGCTCGCCGTTCATCACGTTCAGCGATCACGTACTCGAAGAGTTTGAGCAGCACCTACGCCAGACGATCATGGCTTACATGGACAACCTACGCGCCGTCATAAAAGATGGGAAAGAACCGGACGATATGTTCTTTCCTAACTTCACCTGCTGCGAGACTAAGTTCGGTACGTGTAAGTTCTCTCCGGTCTGCACTACGCCACGCAAGGATGACCGCGAGACTATCATAGAATCTTTGTTCACAACAACGAACACCTACGACCCACTACTTTTTCAAGCCTAATGACTGACGAAGAAATACGAGACTTAGCACAGCACCGCTACTCAGTAGAAGCTGTAGCTAAATTTAACAAGGGCATTGCTGAGCATAACCCTAACGGAGACAAGGGACTGTACCGTATGTCGCCCTTGCAGATACTCAACGCCATAGACGAAGAGATCATAGACGCATGGCACTACTCTGTAGCGCTGCGCATGAAGATAACCACGCTACTGCTAGACGGAGACGACTACCGTAAGAAGATAGCAAAACTAGAGAAGGAAATCTCTGACCTTAAAAAGGTCAACAAACCAAAGAAAAATGACAACAATGGGAAGAAAAAAGACTGACGCTAGGGTTAAGTCCTACCGTCCAGTAATGATACCGGAGCGGCTACACGCACGCTTGAAGAAGCTCGCTAAGCGAGAAGGCAAACGACTCAACGGCTTAGTGCCAGACCTGCTGAAGGAGGCGCTACGATGAGTAAGGCTATCATAGGAGTCGTGGGTAGTAGCGGCACAGGCAAATCAACATCCCTGCGCAATCTATCTCCTGCGGCCACGCATATCATAGACCTTGAGCGCAAGGGCTTACCGTTTCCTAACGCAAGCAAGTTCAAGGTTACGCCATGCTCCAACATCAAGGAGTTCGACAAGGCGCTAGACGCTGCGCTGGGCGATGAGAAATGTGAGGTGATTGTCATTGAGTCATTCACCAAGTACACCGAGACGCTCATAGCGCTGGCTCAGGCTAGCTTCAAGGGTTACGATGTATGGTCATACTACAACCGTATGATTCGGGCTACGCTCGACAAGGTTAAGAACGACCGTGCTGTCGTAGTGTTCACCGGCATCGACGAGATTGTGCAGATCGCACAGCCTAGCGGTGACACGTATAACGTACGCCGCATCAAGGTGCAGGGTAAGCAACATGAGGGCTGCATTGAGAAGGAGTTCCTTATGGTACTGTTCACCGAGGTCAAACGCGACAAGGATGGCAAGGTACGCTACGTCTTCCAGACGAACAGCGACGGCATCACCTCCGCTAAGACTCCGATGGGTATGTTCGACGAGCCGTACATTGACAACGACATCGCCGCTGTCATCGACGCAGCCAAGAAATACTACAGCGCATGATTACACAGCGTAACGTATCTGATTTGTTTCAGCGGCTAGACGATGCAGTTACCGACATCGGTAACGCTAGGCAACAGGTTCAGAATGCGATGGACGAGTTCCCCGCAGCGCCTGAGTGGCCGTCGCCGCTAGACCTCAACACAATCCTAGAGGACATTGAGGACTTGTACGGCACACCTACGAAAGAGTATGACGCTGGCCAACTGCGCAAGCTACGCCAGCTCAAGAACGTCTTAGCTTCTGCTAACATAGACACGGTAGATAAACTTATTGAATACATCGAACGATGACTAACGAAGAAAAACACTACAAGGAAATGACCCTCACGGTAGCGAAAGCTGCCCACGAGCAGGTCAAGGAACTCGCAAGCGAGTTGAAGATAGACTATAGCGATGCTATGACTCTGCTTCAAACGATCACGATAGACAAGCTAACCTACGGTATAGCTCAAACACTTTCTCCAGAAAACAGCAGGAGCGCGGTTGACGGGGAACATATAAACGAAGACGCTCCCTCTAATAATAAATAGTAAAACATAATGGCAATCATCAACTTAGATGACATCGCAGATAACGTAAGACCTTATCTGAAGAAGGACACATACACAGCTCGTATCATCGAGGCTGAGTTCACCACGAGCAAGGCCGGTGCGCCTATGATCGTGCTGCAATGGGAGGTCGTAGCTCCAGAAGCTACCGAAGACCTCGAAGGTAACACAGTTCGTATCGCTGGGCTACAGTTCCGTGACTACTGGTCATTCAGCGAGCGTGCTATGGAGATCACGTTGAAGAAGATCAAATCGTTTCACCGCGCATTCGATCTCTCCGCTTCCGTAGACACGGACAGCCCTGACGTAGATCAGTACACCGGCTTAGCCGCTGACGTAACCATCGAGACTGAGCAGAGCGCTCAGACTAGCGACGACGGTAGCCCGGTTCTTGACGACAACGGTAACGCTGTGATGAACAACAATTATCGCTTGAAACGTGTTCTGCGTAAGAACGCCGATCATACGATAGGTTAAGGGTAGGTCACGTTATAGTCTTGGTACATACTGCTATTAAGATGCAGACAGCCCTCTGAGTGCTGCATTGATCGCCAAGGCTATAACATTTAATTTCCGAAACGTAGGGTACAGAGATGCTATTAAGATGCACCGAGGTTCCGAGGTTTAGCTTTCACCTCCCCCCTAGTTGATCGCCCTGCGTTTCACTATTTAAAATGTCTGTAGAAACTGTCAGATACAAGATGTCAACCCTACCATACAAAGGGTTGACCGTTGTTTTAGGGAAGCCATCTCGCTTCGACCGTGCGCAACTGCTTAGCGGCTACGGTGGCCAGATGTTTTTCAATGCGCTCTCGCCGCTGGCTCGGCAGAGTGTAGATGTATTTCTAGCTGACGCGCTGAAGAACGGTGAGGTCAGTTACAAGCCGGACACTAAGGTTGTCCTGCTGTTAGGTCAGAAGGCTCTGGATATGGTAGCGACCGGCGTTAGCATAGATGAGCAGCGCGGTTGTCCCATCATCAAGGACGGCATCACGTACGTGCCAAGCTATGAGCCGCAAGAGGCGGTAGATCGCCAAGCCTACTTCAACCCCAACGACTCTGACGATAAGGGCGGTGGTGATGACAAGGGCCGTCACGGTAAAACGCGTAGGCCCAATCGTAAGTTCTGGCTCACTCGTGACGTAAAGAAAGCGGTAGCCTATTTGACCACGCCACCGGAGGTAACGAAGGCAGCGCACGTACTCTGGCCTCGCGCAGATGAGGTCGTGAGAGTTCTCACCGAGACGAAGGGTAAGCATATGTACTTTGACATAGAGACAAACCGTTCGCTAGAGATGACCTGCTTCGGCTTCTCCTTCGACGAGAAGCGTGCATGGTGTGTACCTATGGTAGTCTCTCCCCGTGAAGGCTATTACTACAGCGACACGCCGCGCATCCTACGCGCACTCGCCGTTGCTATGCGAGACAACACCACCGTCATACACAACTCCCTCTTTGACTTGTTCGTGATGGGCTACAAGTACGGCATCCCTGCGCCTCGTCGCGTCTACGATACGATGCTAGCGCACCACCGACTGTTCCCAGAAGTGGAGAAGTCGCTGGGACATTGCCTCTCACTTTACACCGATCAGCCCTACCATAAGAACGAGGGCGTGTTTGAAGCGCATGGCCACGAGCAGCAGACTCAGCTATACGAGTACAACGCCAAGGACGTTATCAGTATGGCTCTGCTCCAGCCGCAGATAGATGCTACGGCAGCAAACTTCAAGGCGACCGAGAGCATCCAGCAGGTGAACGACAGCATCGTGCCGTACCTGACTGCGATGTTGCAGGGCATCCGCTACGATGACGCCAAGCTCGACGACATCATCGCCAACAACGACAGGCATCAGAATGTACTGCTACGATTTCTCCGATTGCTCGTAGGTAAAGACCTTAACCCAAACAGTCCCAAGCAAGTCGCTGACTACCTCTACAACAGGCTCGGTTACAAGCGACCATCCAAGGACGTAACGAGTGAAAAGGCGCTCTTACAACTACGTCTATCCAAGCCAGACAATCCGGTGATGGCTCTCATTCTACGCTACCGCTCTCTCGCAAAGGAGAGCGGTCAATTAAAGTTCCCGCCGTGGGACGGAGTGAAGCCTCTCGATCACAAGCGTATCACCACCGCATACAATCTAGCTGGCACTACGTCGTACCGTCTTGCGTCTCGTAGGTTGCTGGGTAAGTGGGGAACAAACGTGCAGAACTTTCCCAAGAAGCTACGCAAGCTGTTCGTTGCTGATCCCGGCAACGTTCTAGTGCAAGCTGACCAAGCTGGTGCAGAGGCGCTCGTTGTCAGCTACTTGTGCCGCGAAGGTAACTTCCGCAGTCTGTTTGCTAACGGCGTGAAGTCTCACGTATATGTGGCGTTGCGTCTCTTTGAGGATGTATGGGCTGCTGAGCTAGGTCAGAGTATCAAAGACTACTGCGAGGCTCCTGCCGCCGATCTCGTCAAACTACCTCGCTGGGAAGAACTCAAGAAGCTCATCTCGTCCAGCGACAACTGGAGCGCAGACAAACGCTACTACTTCATGGCCAAGATGGTATGCCACGCCAGCAACTACGGCATGAAGGCTCCGACCTTCCGAGTCAACGTACTCCAGAAGTCAGGCGGCGCAGTCAACCTCACGAACAAACGCGCCGTGTTCTTTCTGGAAACCTATCACACGCTGTTCCCTGAGATACGCCTCTGGCACAGGGAAACAATCGCAGAGCTGAAACGCACACGCATCTTGCGTAACCTCTTCGGCTATCCGCGAATGTTCACACAGACGATAGACCCATCCATGTTCAAGGAAGCCTACGCTTTCGTACCACAGTCAACCGTAGGCTGCATCACGAACATGGCCTTTACAGATTTGTATAACAACGCACGCATACGAGAGTTGGGTGCTGACGTTATACAGAATAACCACGATAGCGTCTTGCTGCAATGTTCTCCAGATGTAGCAGACGAAGTAGCGAAGCTCGCTTGCGTAGCGCTTAACCGTGAGATGACCTCTCCTTTCGGTGAAACGTTCAAGATGAAGTCGGAAGCTATGATAGGCGAGAACTGGGGAGATATGATTGATGTATAATGACTAACATAGAAAAATGGCGACACTTCCTCAAAGACTTAGAATCTCCAGATATGTTTATAGACTGGGGATTTTACAGTATGATAGCAACAGCACTCCAACGCAGAGTATGGCTGTTCCCTGATACGTTCACCCTCTACCCTAACCTCTTCGTACTTTTCGTAGGCCCACCGGCTGCTGGTAAGTCGCGGGTTATATCGCAGGTGAGCGAGTTCGTTAAGAACCCGATGCTCATTGAGCGCAAGCCCAATAAGAAAACAAACAAGGTAACGGTGAAGCCGTACTTCCCGCTGAGCGCAGACACGATCACACAGGAGGCGCTCGTACGTTTCATTGTGAAGGAGTGTGCGAGAGACTTCTACTACGAGGACAAGGGCGAGCAGATACGCGCTTCGCATTTCTCGGTTGGCTTCATGGTAGAAGAGCTGGGCGTGCTGCTACGCAAGAACACGGACAACATCGTGAATATGTTGAACCAGTTCTACGACAGCCGTGACTTCACGTACAAGACGAAGCACCAAGGCACGGACATCATCAAGAACATCTGCGTTAACATACTCGGCGGCACTACGCCTTCGTTCATCAAACAGGCGTTCAGCGATCAGATCATATCGCAGGGTTTCACATCCCGTGTCATTATGATCTACGGTGGCCAGCCTCGGTTCCTACGCCAGTTCCCTGGCGTAGACGAGCAGCAGAAGAAATGTAAGGCATCGCTGCTAGAACACCTCAAGAAACTTGCGAAGGTAGGTGGGCCGCTGACGATGAGCGACGAGGCATCGCAGTATCACAAGGACGTTTACGAGAGCGGCGAGCTAACGCAGAAAGCCGTGAACAAAGATCACCGACTCGAAACATACTACGGCAGAAAGAACGTACACCTGCTGAAGATGTCTATGATAATGCACTTCGCAGATCAGACAGAAAGCATGGTCATCGAGAAGGAAACCGTGGAGCGAGCGATGCGCTTTCTAGCGCACACCGAGGTCAATATGCACGAGGCATACAACACCGTGGGCAGGAACATCCTAGCAGACATCCAGCGCCGTGTGTGCCAGTACATCATCAACGAAGGTAAGGACGGTGTGCGCTTTAAGAAGTTGCTGCTCGTCTTCATCGACGATCTTAACGCAGACGAGCTACGCATTTGCCTAGAGTTCCTCGTCACAACAGAGCAAGTACGATTTGAGAGCGACCACTACATCGCCCTCGTAGAAAAACCAGCAGACCCAACAGACTACCTATGACTAGAAGACGATACAAAGGTACGTTTGATGTAACGTTAAACGTATCAATAGACAAACCGCTAGACTTCCTGCATGGCCGTGAAGTTTTCATAAGCGAAGATAGCACGGTTACGTATGAAGCTGAGGTGTGGCTAGATGAAGACGATGGCCCTTACCGAGTAAACGTTAGGCTATCCGAGTCTAACCTGACATTTTTCGACGGTAACTTCGACGAGGTTGAACTCACAAACGAAGAGTACACTAAGGCCGAAGACCTTGCCGTCGAGGAGACAGAAGAAAGTGCAGAAGAAGCAGCATGGGAGCAAAGATATGATGAATGACGAAGAAAAGCACGAGATGATGAAAGCTCGTGAGACGATAGCGCTCGGTGAGATTGCTATTGTAAAGAACACAAACAAGTACAGAGGTTCTAACGATGAGTATTACCTCGTGTATCTAGACGGGCTGTTCGCGAAACGCGACGGCGAACCTACACCTTATATGTTTACGGTAGCTGACTTGTCTCAGGCGAGAACACGCGCTGCCAAGAACATAGAGGATGTACGGCCTATGAAAGAGCGGAAGTGGTGGCAGCTTTGGAAATGAGCGACAAGCTATACCACTACAACGCAGAGGTGACGAGGGTAGTTGACGGCGATACCGTTGACGCTCTCGTTGACCTCGGCTTCAACACCTACAGCAAGCAACGCATACGGCTGTACGGCATCAACACACCGGAGATTCGCACACGCGACAAGATCGAGAAGAAGGCTGGGCTGGCTGCAATGGCTCGCCTAGAGGAACTGCTGGCCGACAACGACAACCGCTGCGTGATACGTACGTCTCTCGACAAGAAGGGCAAGTACGGCAGAGTGTTGGGTACGCTGTACGGCGAGTACGATGTGAACTTCAACGAAGTCCTAGTAGAGGAAGGTTACGCTGATGAATACTTCGGAGGAAAAAAGTAGCACAGGATATTTGATAGACCCTGAGTCGAAGCTAGTATCTGTAGTTAGCGTAGCGAACTTCAAGGATATTCAAGATCACCTTGAGTGTGACATCTTCACAACAATACGTGCGCTCGACAACGGCGACACGCTCTACGTTGACGACATGAGCCTCATCGACGGTAAGCCTCACGAGTTCTTCATGTTCGAGGGCTACCCTTCTCCGATAGCAGGTCGCGGCTTGCTGCTAGGTTCAACACCAGACGGCAACGATGCTGACTGCGAGACGGAGTTGGTAGATGCAGCAATGCTAGTCGAGTGGCTAGAGCGGGTTTGAACAGCACGGCGGGTTAGACGCTCGCCGTGCTTTTAATGCAACAAGTCCCACGCACCTTCGTACTCGTGGTACTTCTGACCATCCAAGAAAATCTTCAACGTCTTCGTCGTTACAGCTTTGACAGGCAGTACCCAGTAGCGATTACCTTCAATCGAGCAGCAGATGAAGAAGTCTATCATAGTTTCATCGTAGCCCATTTTATTTGTACCCGTGCCGTGCGTCAGACTAAAACTGTAGTGAGGGCCGTGACCACCTACGTTAAGTGCGAGGCGCTCAGTACATTTCACTTGAATGCGGCAGATGTGGCTGAGTCTTTCAGCTATCAGATCGTAGTAGGAGTTATCACCGAATGGGAACGCGACGCTCCAGCCACGCTGCATCAACTCCTGCGCTACTAGAAGTTCCCCCCTGACTCCTACAGATTTCACCCGCCCGTTGCTACCCTATGCTGCACGTAGCTTTTGACGAGCGCCTTCCTTGCAGGAGCCATCTGCTTACGTCTTGCCCACTCGTTGAACGTACGCTGCCAATCCTTACCTCTACCCAAGTCCATCATGTACTGGCGGTAGCGTAGGAACTCTTCAACACCTTCATCCGTTTTCACCGAGGGCATTGTCTTATCAGAGGTTGTATACATACCCTGCACGTAGGACTTCAGTTTGTCGCTGCGACCGTTCGCTCTCTCGATCTGCTCGTCGAGCGCCTTCGGCAAGCTCTGGTACATTTCCTCAAGCGTCTCAGCCTCCTTGAACTCTCGCGTAGCTGGGCGCATGAACTTGTTGCCCATCTCAGGAGATACCGGCGCATCCTTGAAACCTTCAAGGCGACGGAACACACGGTAGTCACGGCGCATATTCATGTCGGACATCTCATCACGCAGGAACGCTTGCTGCATCATAATGCGATAAGTCTGCGTGGACTTTGTGACTACACCATGCTGACCAAAAATCGCTTCACCGAGAGTTGCTAGTGCAGGAGCGCCCTCTTCAATAGCGCGAGCTGCGTCAAGCAGGGGATCAGTCAGCGTGTTAGTGAAGAAGTCATACGCTGGGAACACGAAGCCGCCCGGTATGTCGGGGTTGTAGCCTTGTTCTGCTCTAGCCCAATCGTTCAGCAGCGCACTTACGAGGCCGAAGTAACCGGACTGATTCAGCATATTCACGACAGCATACGTAGCCTCCTCACGGTTCTCCGCTTTCAACGACTCTTCAAACGTAGGCGAACCTTGCAGCTTGTTGTAAACCTCCTCGCTCACCTCCTGCAAAACGTAGCCGGTGAACAAAGCGCCAAGCGTAGCTTTCAGCAGCGGTCTGGGGTCGCCCTCGTTCAGCAGCGGATTGAGAATGTCACGTTCCATGCGCGTGGTCTTCTCTACCGTCCAGCGTGAGAGCGAGGTGAACAGCGAAGGCGCACCGAACAGCGTCCATGACGGTACGCCACGAACATCGTACGTGCCTTGGTTTACTTCTACCCAAGCAGCGGCCATCTTGTTTAGCGCGTCGTCGTACTCTTCCTTACTTAACTTGAAATCTTTGTTAGCAGGAGTCTCGTTGTCTGCATGACGGCGCAGTCGCTTGTAGTCCACGCCCGACATTCTGCTGAGCGTTTGAAGCGTACGCATCGCAGTCCGGTTAGTATCGGGGAGCGTTAGGTTCTGCAACGTGACGGCACGACCCAAGCCAAACTGTAGCGCACGAGTTGAGCGCTCCAGCATATTACGTCCAGAAAGTCTGGCCATAAAGTCACTCCACTTATCGGCGTAGTCTAGCAACGCGCTGTGACTTTCTAGGCCAAACTCAATTCTGTTGGATTGCGCCTTGTTCACACCGTACATATGACTGTTCGTCCAGTTCTCTTTCCATGTAGTGAACGACTTCGCCAGCGCACTCGCGTTGTTCCACGAAAGGTAAGGCAGCGCTAGTGTATAAGATGTAAACAGATCACGTATGCCGGACATTAAACCCAACCAATGACTCGTTACAACGCGGTTTGCAGTCCTGCCAATAAGTTCTGAACCATCGTAGTAACCGAGGTAGCCTTTCATGAAATCACGAACGGCTGGATGGCTGGTCATACCAGCGTTCAAGATGACCTCGCGTCCTTCTACGATCTCCTTCTTGGTAGGCGTAACGAACGGACTGTTCTCTATCCGAGCGCCATGCACTCCCTCGTGTGCAACACCTAGCAATGCGCTGACCGTGGAGTTCTTTTCAACGTTACGGTAGAACGCAACGTCATCTGCAAAGCGCTTAAAGTATCTTGTGTAGTTGTTGACTGCGCTCGGCTCAATCCACACCAGCTTGCCGGTGGCGGCATCTCGTGTGCGAGGTAAGCCTAGACCCTGCACTTTACGTACAGCGCCGAACTTAGAAGAACCGAGATCGTTGTCGAAGTCTGTGCTTTTTGTAATGTAGCGATTGGCTGCGATCTCTAAGTCCTCATCGGTAATCATGTCAGCGTCCTTACGGGCGCTCTTCCAGTATTTGATGAGTTCGGCACGAGCATTGCGCTGCTCGGCTGCACCAGCGTCACCCTGCAACTCACGCAGCTTTGTAGCGTTGATCGTTTCTGGCACGTAGTTCTCGTCAAGAAGACGCTTGCGATACTCGCCTGTGTTGCGCGAGTAAACCTTGATGTCCTCCGATACCATAACTTTACCACTCTCTTGATAAGCATCGGTCAGAACTTTGTGGTAATGCCGTATCATACTGTTCGGCGCATCGTAGGCTTGCTGCACATCAGCAGGTATCGGCTCCTTCGCCCTCTTGTAAACCATGTAAGTTTGCAGCAGCTCCGCATCCTTCTTCGATAGCTTCTTACCAGCAATCTGCAACATCAGCGATTCTATGAACCGGCCCTGCAACTCACGGCTGTCCCGTGCAGTAGCGTCGAGCGCATCAGCAACTTGGTTCGCGTACTTCTTCTCCTCGATGCTTTTACCGATGAGACGTATGCTATCAACAACGCTGGTCAGCTTGAAGCCGTGCAGTATGGATGGGTTAGATGAGAAGTGATCTGTGCCAGACGTTAGCTGGTAGTCGTTCAACTTCTTAAAGTAGTCTTCTATGCCATAAGGATCGTCGCCGCCTTTAATGCCGCCCTCTTTCCTCTGCAAGCGTTGGCCTGTGTAGAAGTCTTTTACGGTATCGTTGGCTTTCTCAAATGGTTCACGGAAGGCTACGATTTCTGTAGTAAAGCCGGGAGTTACTTGAACTAAGCCATCGTAACCCATAGAACTTAACACACGATTTCTTATATCAGATGGTGCTAAGCCTTCTTGAAAGTCTTTTTCTAGTTTAGGTGTTTGTTCAAAAGGTATATTGCCACCGGCTATTGCTACAACGTTCCTCTCATTATACTTAAAGTCGCGCTCTATTGGATATCCAAGTTCTTCGGCTGCTTCTATAAATTCAGCAGCGCCTCGCCAAGGCCTCCGCTCCTCGTATAACTTGTTTATATCATAAAGACTTTTAAAGTTTGTTCTTAGTGTTAAGAGTTCTCCATAGCCTTTGGCAATATCTTCTGAAGGAGTCATGTATATGCCACGACCTAAATTACCTTTTGGTGAAAGCCCTTCACCTTTAAAGCCTTCAGCTAAAACAAACTCTTTCGGAGACCTACGCTCACGTGCGGAGAACATATAGTCTGAGTACCTTGACCCGTGGTACAAAGGCATACCATTCACGACCTTCGCTATGTCCTCCCCGCTCATGTCTTCTGGGAAAGGTCTGCTAGCAAAGCGGGCTAGTGCCTTATGAATCTGATCGACCGACATCTTGCTGCGCACTCGCTTACTGTACTTGCCCTTGAGCGCAGGGTCGTACATCGAGGCTACCTCAAAAGCCTCGGCAGTCTTGTCTTCGTCTACCTTCTGTAGTCTGCGATGGTCTTGCTGAATCTTATTGAAGATGCGCTTGGCATCATCCACAAGCGGCTTGCTAGCTTTGAGGCCATGCTCTTTCTCGATGGCCTCACGTACTCTACCAAACTCTTTGGCGATTTCCTCGTCGGTGTAGTAGCGCTGCTTTTTCTTTTGCGTGCGCATCCTGTCGTCGAACAAGCCGCCACTTTCTTCAGCAGCATTGCTACCGTCCGGCTTGGTCACAATGTTCGGCACGGGCAAGTCTTTCAGAAACAGCTCTAGCTGCTGCGGTTGTAACGCTGGCTGGCGCTCTACTCTCATAGCGAGCCACTCAGATATGCGCTGAAGGTTCTTCTGTGGAAATCCTTTGCGTGCCTCACGCGCAAGTATCAAGTCGTCAATGTAGCGTTTGAACTTGTTGACAACACCTTGCGGTGCTTCGTTTAGTCGCTTGGTCAGCACACGGCCAGCGCCTTCTACGATAAGCTCCTCGGCAAGGATGCGTTTCTCCTGCGCTGTTTCGAGCTTATCAAACTCAGGGCCGCTCTTGATTAAATCGTTCTCTAGAAAACTTATGATCTCTTGATCTTTTAAGTTTTCGCCGCGCTTCATAACCTGCCATACGCCATGAATAGCCTCGTGTATGGGAGTGTCAGGTGTGGCAGTCTTTTCGTTTATAGCAGCCGCGTGTTCTGCTACGCTGTAAATTCCTCGCAACTTATCAGGCGTTTCGACGTTGGCCATCTTCACGACTTCTGGGATAGCCGCACGCCAACTCATACCGATACGCTCTGCCAAACCTTTGGCAGCTCTTAGCGTATCAGCGGGAGGCGGAGCTTTCAGCGTCTTGCCTGTGATCGCTTGTTCTCTGCGGATATGAAGTTCAGCTAGGTCATTAGCCTCCTGCTCTTGAGCGTACGTCTCGTTCTTTAAAGCTGCTTTAGCTTTGTTGTTTTGAAGTATACGTTCTTCTACGTTCTTGAGTGTTTGAACAGCCTTTAGCCCTTCGGCTTTCTTTTTGCTTACAAGTATATGATCAGAGTCGTATTGTTCGCTTAAACTTTTAAGCTCTTGATCTAAAGCATCTCGTTGTTTCTTCGCTTCAGCGTGTTCTCTGTTCAGAGTTATACCCTCTTCTTTCAGTAGCCGCGCTGACTCCTTGTCTTCCGAGGCCGTTGTCTCGTCGCGCTTCGCTGTCTCTGCGTCAGCTCTGGCGCTATCGTTTGCTGCTTGCTTCGCTTCGTTTGCTTGAATGTCTAGCTCAAGCTGCTTCTCTGCTGCGGCTTTCTCCTCAAAGACTCGGCTACGTGTAGCAGCCAACTGCTCCATCAGCGCTGGGTTGTTTATCTCTTGGACGTTACCTTCAGCATCTCTTACTTTTACTTTGTCCGGTAGAGGTGCTTTAGGTGTGTCAAATATTTTACGCCCTAAACTTGTAGGTTCGGTAAGTGTGCCACCGACAAGACCAGCAAGGCCTATTCTACCATAGTCTAGATCCTCACCTCTCACTATCTGTGAACCAGCTTCTACACCGGCTTCAAGACCGCTACCTATACCTGCGCTTGTGAGTGCGTGTTTTTCAAGCGCAGTCATTGTACGTAGCGGAGCGTTCTTTATAGCACCGGGAAGTGCTTTAAGAGTTGTCAACGACGGCCCTGCAACAAAGCCAGATGGTACTGACTGAGCTAAGAATGTTGTGTAAGGGTATTTTTGTGCTGCTGCTTGGCGCTCTAGGTTGAGAGCTGTTTTATCAGCCTCTTCTAAAACAGCTTCTTCTACAACGTCTTGACCAAGACCGCCGCCTATAGCGCCTATAACACCTCCAGTAAAACCGCCAACTAGACCGGGTAGAGGCCCAAAACGGCCAAGCAACGTTGCGCCTTTTTTAGCACCGTAAAGAGCGCCAACCGTCGGGCCTACGCTTTGCTTTAAACCTGTCCCTACTGCGCTAGGTCGTGTCGTTTCGCTTTTATAATACTCTATAGGCTCAACCAGATCGTACTCATCTGGATTGTACCCATACTGTAAAAGCAGCCTACGCTTTTCTTCTTCGGTCATTATAACTGAGGAGCAACGTTAGGATGATATTCTCTAAGCTGTCGAAGGTTTAACGCTTTTAATGCCTCCGCTTGTCGTACAGTCTCAGCAGGGCCACCAGTAACGTTTGTTAATACACTACTCAAAGGAGCGCTATCTATCTGCTGCTGTGCTGTTGTATCTATCTCAGCTATGCGAGAATCGTATAATGCCCTTGCATCTTCAGCACTCAGATTTGCGTACGGATTAGCAGGTTCAGCTCTTCGCATAGGCATTCTAGCGCCTTCTGGTGTTGGTATCATAGGAGGTCGATCACCGCTAGCCTGACCTCCGGCACTTCCTCCCGCTCCAAAAAGTTGTGTAAAGTCAGGACTTTCTGTGCGACGACCTGCGTACATTGCTCTGCTATACTTTTCAAGTTGATCAATTGCAACTGGATCACCTTCTGCTGCCTTACGCTCTACCTCTGCAAGCGCAGCATCCGATTGCATCTTCTGGCCTTGCGCCTCTATCAACTGACGCTCAGCTAATGCACGGCGCTGGTCAGCATCACGTTGAAGCAGTCCCTCCATGTACTCGCGGTTCATGCGATCTGCCATACCAGCACGACCGGGACGCAGCATTCGATCAAGTATGCTGTAAACCGGACGTACGAGCGCAGGGCTAGATGCAATCATCTCGTCACGAGGGTCAACGTAAGGACGTATCAACCGCTGCTCACCGGGCTGCATCATAGCAGCGCGAGACGTAGGTTGTGCTTCTTCAGTAGGCACTCCAACTAACGGTGCAGGGTCAGGTAGTCCTGCTGCACGCGCTTGTGCAACACGTATGAGATAGTCCTCATACTCTGGAGTAGTTTGTATACCTAGTCGTCGTCTTCTTTCTTCTTCAGTCATGTTTGTCCTTACCAGCTAAGACCTCCTGCGAGGCCGGGAAATGTTTTTGCTACGCTACCAATGTTTGTGAGTAGCGAAGGTTGCGCTGCTTGGAACCCAGCAGATTGCCTAGCTCCTGCCATCACGTTACCCATAAACTGACCAGCTTGCCCTTGCGTGGGAGCTACAGCTTGCGGCGGTGCAAACTGTTGCGCACCGAATTGCTGCGACGGTCTGCCGAGTGCAACCTGTAGTGGGTCAAATCCGCTACGAGACGCAGGAAGGAAAGATGTAGCAACACCTAGCGCCTGACCGAGTTGATCGCGCTTGCGTTGTGCGGCTTGTCCGAACTGCATCGCCTGAGAAACTATATCACTTACGTTCTGCGGCCCACCCAAACCACCACGCATCTGTCGCGCTCTGTTAACTTGCCGTTCAACTTCTGCACGCTCGCCTCCGCTAAGTTCTCCGGTGAAACGCCCTGTACTTGGATCAGTAAAACTGCGAAGCAAGTCACCAAGCAGCGCACCTGCTTGAGCGCGTTGGCCGTAGAACTCTGGATCTACTTGCTGTGCCTTAGCGTACGCTTCATCTATAAGCTGACCGCCGGGGCCACGAAGAACGTCCACCTGCTTGCCAGCTTCGGACATCGCCTCGCGGTATGCCTCGTCAGAAGCAAGCTGACCGTACTGCGGTACAAAGGCTCTAGCTGCACCGAGCTGTTGCTGAGCTAGCTTGAGTTGTTCGGGGTAAAGTTCTTGCTGACGCTCTAACTCTCGACCAGCTTCCTGACGCAACATCTCTGCATACGCAGGGTAGTTGTCTCTGAAAGCTGTTAGAGCTTCTCCTGTCGTCTCTTGAACTGACGGCGTTGGCGTACGACCCAACTGCGACAAGCCGTAGATTGTCGCGCCTGTGCCTAGCAAACCTCCGATGTCATCTAAAAGTCCCATATCTTATCTCCTTAGCTGTCGGACATTAGTCCGGCCTGTTCCAACTTGTACGTTAGGTAGTTTATCTTCTCTGCGAGCGCCGTAAACGCGGCTTTCACTTCAGCTTCGCTATATGCTCCACCAAGCGCAGGTACAGACGTTTGATCTGTAGCGCTGCTGCCTGTGTTTATTGCCGTGCCGTCTACTGTCGCAATGTCAGCCACGTGAACGCAGCGCTTTGCTACGCCCTCCGCAATCTCGTTGCTGCTGTCCACGGTCATAGACAAACGCCAACTGTTTGCCGCACCTTTCGACGCGAACAAAACGTTGTCATCTACGAACTCTGTACTCTTAACTGTTGCTCCCATAAGCTTGTGTCATAAAAGGATTTTTAGGTGTTAAATCTATCGTCTCTGGCGTTATCATAGAGAGTGTCGCATTCGTGTTCCACTCAATAGTGTAGCCCACTTTCAGCCCTTGACGACCTTGCTGAAAGTTAAAAAGAAAGTTCTGCATCTTGTTCTCGTTGTTCCACATTACCGGATACGTGTCGGTGTAGTTGACGGCTATAGCTTTTGGCGCTGCAATAGTCTTACTGATTGTCGAAGGAGTTTCTGACTTACGTGCATTGCTGATAACAGCAACCCTAGCAGTTCCCTCGCCAGTAAAACGTATAAAGCCTTTAGTAAAAGATTTGTTTATGTATCCTGTGCTAGTAAACGTTCCTGTGATTACTACCGTACCTGTGTTAGCAGCTTCTGTAAGCGTAAACGTACCGCCTGTGTTCGGACTTCCTCCCGTGAAAAATATCTCTGTGCCACTAGCAAGATCAAATGGTATAGCCTCAACATTTAAATCAAATGCACTACCTGTCTCTAGTGTGCCGGGGTTTGAGTGATTTGTGTTAACTCCATTAGGACTAACATTTGCACCTTCTCGTAAAAGTACCGGAGTATCAGAATACTCCCACCGCTCAATACCGTTAAACAGTGTGCGCAACTGCATTGGCTTCTGCTCAACATCCAACGTTCCTGTGTTGAACGCCTTCGTCTGTACAAAGCTGTCGTTGTACTTAGCGCCTGTGAACAGTCTGTAGAAGCCGCCCTGCGCAGTTACCGCATAAATCTCGTGTGTTGTGTCTGTGTCTATTTTTGAAAAGTGTGTGATCTGCCCAAGCGTTTCATTCGTGTCTGTCTGATACAAGTCAAGCGACACAAACTTCTGGAGCGTGCCGTCAAACACAAGCACACCGTAGCCATAGATTGTCTTAACTGAAAAGAAAGTGTAGTTGTCGAAGCTGATGGCAGCGCCGCCTACCTGCACAATATCCTCAAAAAGTTTTGCGACCTTGAGCGAGAACGCGCTGTTGCGACCTTCGTTGCGTAGCTGTCGCACGGCGTTAAACGAGCGTAAGCCTTCAGCGTCTATGAAAGCAAAGTCGCCCAGTATGTCCACGAACGAAAACTGATTTACGACCGATGCGCCAAACATATACTGCTTAGTCCATGTAGGCTCACCAAACAACGTATGCTCGTAGTCCGGTTTAATCGCAAAAGTACCCGTCCGTGTGCTAACGATCAGGCTATCCGTGTTAAGGGGCGCAATGCACGAAATCTTTTCGTAGCTTACGCTGTAAGCTGTGACATCTGCGCCGCCTTCTGACTCAGCAGCATCTATCTGCGCACCTGTTGTATCAACAGCCGTTACAAAATCCAGCGGTCTACCTGTGACGCTCTGGTAAATCTTCTGGCCGTCTGCGCTGACAATGAAAAGTTTACCGTTGAAGTAAACCATTTGCTTGCCGATAGGCACGTACTCTCTGTAAGTCGCGCCCCACTCAGTATAAGCCTTGCACTTGCGCACCGTAGCAGTAGCGCCTTGCTCGCTAGACGAGAATGTCAGCAAGTTTGGCTGATTGCTACCATCTTGAAACACAACACCTGCGTCAGTCCTCGCCCACAAAGCTGTATTGTAGTGCAGCTCTATAGAATGAGCGCCCTCAGTTCCTAGCGCATCTTGGTTATCTTTTGCACGGCGCGGTATATCCATCGTAGACCCCGGCACAGCTTGTATGAAAACATCGCTTGCGTTGGGATCAAGTCGTAGGGTTGCGTTTGTCGAGGCATCCCAAAGTGTAGTCCATGTTGTAGAAAGCCGATGACGAAATCGTGCGTTGCCGTTCTGTACGATAATCAGAAAGTCACCCAGCGCATACAAACCCTGCACAGGAGATTCATTGTAGTCGAGCGTGTACGACAGGCTGTTGTCAAAATTACCAAAGTATTGGGTGCTTATGGTGGTTTCTTTGCTGTAGTTCTCGCCACCGTTCGTGATCGTGACGGTGTTTACTACACCACCGCTTACCGTGTACGTTCCAGCAAAACCAGAACCGCTGCCAGTAGGGTCAGTAGCAACCAAGTTACCTGCGGTATAACCTGTGCCGCCTTTGTGTATCGTGATGCTGTCAATGCTGCCCTTCTGCGAGTCTATGCCCGTATCAAGTTCCTCTGGACGTTTGATAGGACGCAGCTCACCAAACCTATTGCGCACGTTATAGCCTATGCGATACTCGTCATCTCCAATGCGAGAATCGTCAACGGCCATGTTCATGCCGCCTATAAACGAGGTTTGCGCGTAGCGAGCCATGTCAGCTTATCGTGGTTGTGGCGTTTGAAAATTACTTGTTGTTCCTGACCTCGTTCTAGATCAGCTTGCCTACGTGCCAAGGAGCGCGATGCTTTGCGGTCGTGGAGAATTGCTTCTTCCAACTTGCCCTGCTCCTCAAGGAACAACTCCATACACTTACTCACGAGGATGTTGTCGTAACCCGGCGCAGGAAACTCATCCGTATCATTTTGTAATCGAGGTAGCTTTTTCTTGTAGAGAACTTGTAAAGTATGCTGATCGTCCTGCGATGCAGTAGAGCTAAACGGAAAGTCGCTGACATCCACGATCAAGTAACGAGACTCCATAGCATTCGACGGTATTTCAGCATACACGATACTGTTATCTGCGTAGTCAATTAGCTGAACTTTTCCTTGAGTGCTTGAAGGCTTTGAGTTACGAACAAAACTTGTAACGCCCGTAAACGGGACGGTGAGGTTGCTTAGCGTTACTCCGAGAGAGCTGCTTGGATTACTTGTTACAGCAGCGTTGCCAACAGTTAGAGTGTAACCAGCACTAATTGTCGTAGTAACTACTATGCTAAAAGTGTCAGTAGCGGCTGTAATGCCATACCATTTAACAATTAGCTTGTCTATACTGTTAGCTGCTTCCGTAATGCTTGTGGGCAACGAACGCTGCAATGCGCTGTAGCCTTTGATACGAAACTTGTTGTGGTCTGTCTCCCACCCGTTTTCACGGTAGCGAGCCGTCATCGGCTCTGCGTCCCACATCTCGTTGTCCCCCGACTTCTCGCGGATGCCGCGTATCGCGTAGACATCCGCTGGCATGGCAATCGTCTTGTCGCCTTGCACGTAGAACTCCGCCTCTTCTAAGCAACCCGGCATATCGGACTGCTCATAAAGTTCCTGCGCAGCTTCGTTAAGGTAGTCAAGCAGCAACGAACGCTGGTTGGTATCACTCGGAAGCATACCAACCTTCTTACCAAACCTGTTTAATATATACTCTACACTCATCGTTTTACTGCTGGCGCTACCGCAGGTTTATCGCGCTTCGTAGGAGGCGCGGTTTCTTTCGTAGTAGTTACCTTTACTGCTGGTGTCATTTTCTCTCCAACTCATACTCAAGACGGTTGATCGTCTTGAGCGCTTCGCGCGTGAACTCCGGTGCTGCCTGTGCTGCTGCCCGAAACTGTGGATGTGCTATCAGCCGCTCGCTGTTCGCTAGCTTTGTCGCCGTGCATCCGCTCGCTAGGAAAACTGAGAGCATCAGCAATAGCGTTGTCAACGAGATCGTCCTTCGCTGTACGCCGAGCCGCAGCCGTATGCTCCTTAGCAACTCCGAACAGCTTGTCCAGAATTTGCTGAAGAGCAGGGATGGCTTTGGCAATAGCATACAGGAACTTTATCACTTCTTAGCTGTCTTTTTCTTGGCTGTTTTCTTCTTAGGGATAACAGACTTTTGCTGTTTGCTGCGCTGAGAGGCTTCTACTTTTTTAAGTTGCTGAAACCGTTTATCTTTTGGTTTAGGTGTTGTAGTCTCTCCAGTATATTTACGCTTAGCCTTGTCGATAGTTTTTCTGTCAGCTTGCTGTCTCAAAACCTTACTTGCTGCATCTGGTTTAATTTTTGGCATAGCTTTACGACCCATACCTAATAAACCTCCCAACGCTCTAGCACCTCTAACTGCGGGAACTATGCTAAGAGCAGTAAGAGCTGCGCTAGGGCCACGCTTTTTAACAGCATCCATAAAACTTTCCCTGCCTACCATAGTTTTAGGTAATGGTGCTGGGCCGCTGCTTTTACGAGAAGTCTTCTTGCGTGGTGACATCTCCATCAACTTACCGCTACCTTTAGGTGCTGCTACCTTCTTCTTGGGTGCAACTTTCTTCTTCGCACCACCTCGTGTAACTGGGCCTTTAGCTATGTTAGCCTTCGCCTGTGCAAGCGTCTTCGCTTTACGAGCCGTCTTACGCTTCGCCCCAGCACGAGACATCTCCATCAAGCGCTGGCCACCTTTTTTACGTTTACCGTATGCCATGCTATTCTCCGTCTAACTTCTTCTCCACCTTCTTCACGCCATGCCTCACGAAGATAGCAAGCGCAGATGTGATGCCTACGTTAATCGCAGCACCTAACTCCAGTTCACCCGTGAGATAGCCAGCAATTGCGCTGACTACTCCGGTAACTCCTGCCCAAAATGTTTTGCTCTTAATCATTTGTAACCTTTCATCTTACGTGCTGGCTTTCGCGCAGCCTTCTTAACAGCCTTCTTTTTCTTCTTCGGCTTCATAGGCTTCATGCCTCCGTACATATATCCCGGTGTCATTTTCTTTTCTTTCTTTTTGCAACAGAGACTCGCCTCGGCTTGCCAGCAGGTTGACCCAAACGTTTCTTCTGCGAAATTCTTTTACGCTTTTCGGCAGCAGTCATCTCACTCGCTGTCTTCGGCGTTTTACTCGTAACTCTTTTCTTTGGCCTACAGTATGGTGTACCGCGCTTTTCACCTTTTTTTCTACCACACGGCTTACCAGTTCTAACATCAATCCATTCCTCTTTAAACCAGCGCGTCAGTCCTTGCATTGGTTTAGGCATTTCTCCAACTGCCTCCCATCTTCTTATACTCCTTCGCTGCCCAGGCATTTGCATAAGCACTAGGGTAGACTTTGAACTTATCTCTAGCTTTCGCCTTCGCCCTAGACCACTTCGCAGGGTCTGTAGGCTTTGGCTTTTTGCTAGCTTTTTTCTTTACTGCCATCTTACCACTTCTTACACGACCAATAACGCGCACTTAGTTTACTGGGTGGACGTTTGTCACAACCATGCCTCGCCCTAAAATTCTTTCTACGCGCAGGATTGTCCTTCTTTATTTCCATGTTCGCGTCACCAAACCTTATAACCTTTGTCTGACTACCCTGCTTCGCATTGACTACAAACTTTTTCTTACCGTACCCCGGCTCACCTGCTTTGATGCGCCGTGGTTTGTTGTAAGATGTCGGTATGCCTTTAGCTGCCATTCTTCAAAAGTTGTCTTATCTTTAAACCTATGTAGATCAAACTTGCAACAGATATAGCCACCTTCAGTACAAGGTCTATCTCAACCATCCAGTTACCCAAACCAGTAACGCTAGCGATTGCAACTTTAAGATCATCAAAATTCATTCTTTAGCACCTTGGTACTCTATATCAAAGAATGGTGTGTCTACTTCCAACGAGCCGGGGAGTGACTTACAACCATTTGCCAACACGACGATAAGCACCATCGCGCCTATAAAAATTCCTAGCGTTATTTTATCAGTCCTGCCCATCTTTTACTAGCTCCACTTTCATTACACCGCCTTCATCCCCTTTCGGCAAGTAGGCTTCGCCACCGTTAACAGGTAGTTTTTTCTCTACGACAAGAGCCTTTAACTGCTCATTCGGCACGATCATCTTGGTCTGCCTGTCTGTCATAAAAAATGTAGTAGACGTTAAGCCAAGTCGTATAACCCGCGCTTGTCGTCCACTAATGTAAAGTATCTCATCGTTCTCAAAGTCGCTACCCCAGTAGATTAGCAAGCCTTGTGCAAAGTTAAACAAGATGTCCTTAAACAACAGCGCACAAAACGCAGCAATAAGCAACCAGCCGTAATGACCGATTGCTTGTTCTGCTACACGCTCAAGTGCTGCATGATCTAGGACATTAGTCATTCACCACCTTCAGCCGGTGCTTCCTCAACTGGCGCACGTTCCAGCCCAAGCTGGGCAAGTGCTAGGTCGCCAACATAAGTCGCATCGTCTTGGTCGCTACCCCAGTTGTTCCATGCATCGCCGGTCACGCTCAGCAACCCAGAGTAGAGCGGGTTCTGGCCCCACACTTCTTCGCCGTCTACCGTCACCTTGCCAAATGCCGCTACGCTGAATTGCATACCAAACTCCTGTGCGGAGTTCAGTTGAATTGCGACCTTGCTGGCGTTTAGTTCCGCTGTGGGTACTGTGTTTATTTCAATCATTCTGTTTCCTCGCTAGATTCTGCTGCCGCCGGTTCAACAAACGCACCAGCGTCAGCGTCCCACTCACGACCGATTACCGCGAACGATGCTTGCCATTCGTCAATCTCGGCTTGTGATGCGGCGAGTGCTTCTGTGACATATTGTTCGTTAGTCTTGCCGTCTGCTATTGCGACAAGTTTATCAATTACAAACAAGTTGCCAGCATCGTCTGTTATTTTAAATCCGACCTTTTTTTGGTCGCCTTCGTTTTGAAATGTTTTTACAACTGTTTTCATATTAAACTAAATTTCCTCCGAGTTGTGCGAATTTGAAAGTGACAGATGACCCAAGTCGGTTTTTAAAAGTCATAGCGTGTGAGTTTGCGGTTTTAATCATGCACATTTTACCGTCTGTGTCAGTCGCTGAACCCAACGAACTAGAGTCAGAGATGATTTGCGCTACGCTTGCAAATGTCACATAAAACAAAACTGCGGCACCAAGAGTGTTGTGGTGAACGCTAATTAATGCACCTTCGTTGATAGTCGATGACAGAGTTATGCTAGCGTCATCAGCTATTGTAATCGCCCCGCCTGTCTGAATTTGCGCCATCCCGCCAGCCGCATCATTAACTTGAATGCCATTCGCGAAGGTGCATAATCCATCGCTTCCTATCGTCAAACGGTCAGCAGTTGCGCCGCCGGTCGCTTGCGTCTGAAAAGCGATTGCTGCGGCATCGGTAGCGTTATCTTGATAAACAAGTATATTCGCTAGGTTTGAATCTATGTCTGTATTTCCAAACCTCACCAAACCAAGCGTGCCGGTTGTCGCCCCAGCGGTTCGCGTTAACGCTAGTGTGCTGCCAGAAGCGTCTCGTATTTGAAGATTACCGACAGTGGGGGTGGGAGTTCCGATGCCCACGTTTCCTCCATTCGGTTGTAGAGATAAAGCGCGATAGGCAGTGCCAGACTCGACTGCCCCTATATATGCGTAATTTGTTGTATTATTTACGCCGCCGTAAATACGCATCCCCCCCGTAGCGGTATCTCCAATCGAAAAAGCTGCCGTAGTTTCATCGGTCTG